AAATGTAAAGCCTGACTTCTACGTTTATTCTTCTCTTGCTGTGGACTTATTAAATTGTCAACTACACTAATCATATCTCCATTAATCCAGTAAGGTGTAAACCTCATTAATGGAAATTTACTCATTTCACCAAAGGGTCTTTCAACGTGCTCTAACTCTAATTGACCCATAGTGGTCGTAACGTTTAAAACTGGGATAACTACTTCTCTGACCTGATATTGCTCTGCCCTGCCCTCTTCTTCTGCTTGACGTCTATCCACTTCCAATATTCTCTGCATTAACGGAATTTTAGACTTATGAACTCTCTTTCTTTCCAGAGATAGATTATCACAGAAATAGATTGCCTTTTCATAAGACTTCCACCAGGTCTCTCTCATTCTTGCCTTAAATTTATCAGGATTATGTTTGTCCCCTGGTATATTATAGACATCTCTACTATCCAGGTCATCATATTTCATTTTATCGAGGTCTACTTTACATTTAGGGTAGGTAAATCCTGCCCATTCTTTGTCAGTCCAGTATGACTCGATTATGTATTTTCCACCTTTATTAAGGTCATAATTAGGACAATTTCTATCTTCGGTTATATCAAAAGGATTCTTCCGTACAACCTGTATTTCTCCGTTAAAGGGGTCAGAATCATCATAAATTATGTCTACACCAATCCAACCTTTTCTGGCTATGATACCATCTAAGAACATCATAGACCGTTCATAAAGACCATTAGAGGTATCTTCAGTGTGTTTACTAAGTGCGGTAAGAACTTCGGCTGTGAGTCTATTTCCACCCCTCTTAGGGTAGATTTTAGTATCCAATCTATTCTGTCTCTCGTACCCAGTAATAAGACTGATAGTCGGTAAAATCATATTTATGGTAAGATGAGGTCTGCCCTTCTTATTGAGAGCTATAATATCTGCGGCGTCCCATTGACCGTCTCCGCCCTTAAAAAAGGCGTAGCCCTTGACCGCCATCATTACATATTCTTCCCAGCCCTGGAAACCCTCTTCCCAAAATTCCTTCATCTTCACCATTCTGGTGCTTTGAGGCATTGTTATTGGCATTGAATCACTTCCTTTAATTCCATATACGATATATAAACACGACTATATTAGCTCCGATAGTCGCCTGGATAAACCAGGTTATTAACTTCATTGTTAGCTTCACGCTTATCGGTGCGTCATTTTCTGCTGTAATATTACGCTGTAAAATGAACATAAAAAATAAAACTAAGAATATAGTACAAAATGCTTTAATGAACATTTATTCCCCCCTTACGTTATTTGTGCAATTTATAGGCAATTAATAGTATAAATTGTACAATTATGGGTAACATTTTTACCCATTGTTACACTAATCCGCCATAAAACTACCACTTCTACCGTGGTGTCTAAATATTTCTTTAAATCTCTTTTCATCACTGCTCAGACCGACATCATATCCCTGAGCCGCCCTAATGTTTAGTGCCGCATACCTTCCACTTGCTCCTGCGTGGGTATGTGGAGTTCTTGCCTCAAAGTCTGTATATAACTGCTGTTGTTTATTCCAGACCTTACCCCATTGTTCTAAATGATGTCTTCCTACCGCAGTCTTTTCTTCATCAAAACAGGATAAACCTAAAATACTTCTTAAAGCCAGGACTCCATTCTCAAAACTTGCTTTGGGTGTTTCAGAGAAGTGAATACCTACATCTGCCGCCCAAGCCAATCTGGTCTTTGCAACTTCTTCCTGCCCTGCTTTCTCCCTATTTCTTATATCAAAAGGAGCAAAATGCTGACCGTAAAGATATCCCTTTTCCACTAATATCCTTTTCCAGTAAGCCCAGGTTACTCCTGCCTGTTCTTCATAATCAATGAATCTTATCTCTTTTCCTACCTCTTGTGTAAACCACAAGGAATCCATATCCCCTACTCCAATATCCCAATGTGTGTTTACCAGGTATGAAGGGTCATAAGGTACTTTTAGTATTCTGCCATCTAATTCTGCTTGATTCATTAAACGCCCTACATAAGTTCCCTCTACTCCCTGTAACCAACTGCAATAGAACTCCTGCTGTGCAAAGTCCTCAGTCATATTCATCTTAATTTCTTCGGCTATCTGTGCCTTAGTGATAAGACGTTTATTATTATGGTCGTAAGTATCATTAACGGTATGTAAGCAGGTAAACCATTTCTTATTGAGTACCGCTTTATCATACAGTTCTTTAAAATGATTCTTTCCATTCGGTGTACTCTGAAATATAGCCCAACCGTGATTGTTCATTAGAATAGGTCTTACCACGTCCCAAGCTCCTGGGTGCTGTCGTGCCTGTTCAGAGAAGATAACTCCTCTCGGATTCGTGCCTCTCATTGATTCATAACGATTCTGGTCTGTGCCTATAATCTGAAATAGAGAATGTGCTTTATTCCCATTCGTATATATTTCAAACTTCATATCGGTATTATTCGGTTTGCCTACCAATAGACCCCTTGGTAAAAACCAGTCAAGAAACTTATGAGCTATCCCAGATTCATCAGGATTCGTGTAACCTTCCCAGAGTATCTTTCTTCCCTGGGTCTGAGATGGAAAAACATAATAATATAATCCAGGATTATTCCACATTTCTTCGACAATAAGATTAAATCCCCTGATATCTTTCCCACATCTACGATGGTCTACCCATATACCCCTAAGGAATCCGTCTTTAAGCATATTATATGCAGGAATCTGCCAGTAATAGGGTGTAAACTGGTACGGAATTGTGATTGTATCTAAGTTTTTATTCTGAATCTGAGTATATATTTGCAAAGTAAACCCCATTTTTTGATTTTAAGGGGGGTCTAATGTAAAAGACATAGATTCGTACCAGATTCCCCCAACTTTCTCTGCCACGTTAATGCTACCCACCTAAATTTCGATTTAATAGTACATTCAAACCTTCGATAAATGTACTTTGTGTCTACCCTTGTTGTGGAAAGATTGCTACTCTTTCTGGTAGGTGGCTATCCTACTCTCACTGCTAACTCCTATCGTGAGGAGCTACCTCACATTTAGACACATTCCCTCACGACTGCCTGTCGGCTGATACACTTTTGTATCATTTATTACCGACATTATTATAATTGCTTTGATACACTTCTGTATCATTTGTGAAATACCCTTAACCCCTGGTACTTCTACGGTAGCCCACACAATAGACTTACTTACCTACCGCTTCCCTATCTTCAAATGGTGTACTCTTGTTACACTCATTCTAAGTAATGGAGCTTTCAGTCTGAATCGAACAGACGACCTATCGCTTACAAGGCGATTGCTCTACCTGCTGAGCTATGAAAGCAAAATATAATTACGTTGTGATAGTCTAACCAACCGAAGCTATCACCAGCAACTCAGCCTTCTTTCACGTCAATCACGACAACTGAGGCTTCCGAGTAAGTAAAGTTTATGGGTTGCTACCCCATATTCTTAACATAAATGGTGGAGACGGTGAGAATTGAACTCACGTCCTGGCTGGTGTCTGTGAGCTAACCTCTGTATTCCAGTCAGTCGAGTGCTTTCGTCCCCAATTATTCTTTATCAAATATTTCTACTGCCATCTCAAAATGAATCTTATAGACCTTGCCTTCAGGAACTTTCTCTCTTATCCAGGGTACTCCATCAATCGAGAACTCCATAGACTCACCTGGGTCTATCGAAAAGTCAGTATGATACTTGAACTCATTTCGTTCATCACTGTAACGGAATTTGCTAAGTGGCTTCCAAAACTTCATAAATCTCCTTCTCACAGTTCACTTAAAGATGAACTATGGTAAAAAGTATACATTTTGCCTTTATAGAAAAAAAATATATGAGAGTTCCTATATTATCTTGCCCTTGACCCGATGAATGGAGTCCCAATTCCGATTCGCTTTCTACCTGGAATTTTGATTCCTGGATTGTGCTTTTTAGATAGGCTATTGGATTCTGTATTAGTATTAAGATTAAATTAAGATTAAATAGTTCAAGAGCTATGCATGAGCTATGCATGAGCTATATA